TTTCCCGGGCGCAGAACATGGCGACCAGCGCATGGAAAAAGAACACCGCGCTGTCCGAGGAAGCAAATAAGCGTTACGCCACCACGGAGAGCAAGCTGAAAAATCTCAAGAATACGGCGTTGCTGTTCGGGCAGCAGATCGGCGACGACCTGAATCCCACCATCCGCAGCCTGATCGATGGCGCGGAGGAGCTTTTGCAGAAGTTCCTTTCCATGGACGAATCCCAGCGGAAGCAGATCATTCAGTTCGCGGCCTATGCAGCCGCAGCCGGTCCTGTACTGCTGGTATTGGGCAAAATCACGAAGAGCGTGGGCACGGTGTCCGCGTCCTTTGGAAAATTTGCTACAGAGGTAGGCAAAGCGGGCGGCGCCCAGAGCCTGGGTGGCAGCTGGAAGGGATTTCTTTCTATCCTGGGTAAATCTCCCGCCGTATGGTTTGCCGTCGCCGCCGCAGTGGTCGCAGGAACCATCGCGCTGGCGGATTATGTTTCCGGCGCGAAGCAGGCGCGGGAAGCGTTGAAAGGCATGGAGGAAACGGCGAAGCAGTGGAAGGATACTGCTGCGGAAACCTTCTACAACAGCAGTGCGGGACTTTCCTTCTTCGGCATGTCGAAAAGCGACTTTGTCCGCGGCCGGCAGTCCGCGCAGAAGTGGCTGGACGGCTTGCTGGCGGTGTGGTCGGACGGCGAAAAGGAAAGCAATGAGATCGTTGCCCACTGGACGGATTCCTTCAAAAGCCTGACGGACAGCACGCGCACTGAACTGCAGGCGCTCAAGGACACAGCCGACAAAAGCGGGTATACCAGCGTATCTAAGGGGCTGGCAGCGGACATTCAGATGCTTGATCAGATGGACGCGGAGATTGCGCGGTTGCTGAAAAAGCGCCAGAATGGTTTCCTAACCGAAAAGGAAAAAATCCGCTTGCAGGAGCTGATCGACACCCGTGAGGCCATTGAAATCAAGTATCACCTGACCCAGGAGGACGTGGACGGCTTCGATACCATCCAGCAGAAGCTGGAAGCAGAGGTCGCACGTGCGCAGGCTCGTGGAAAACAGGACGCAGATGTTTCTGTCTATGAAAACGCGGTAACAGCTGCTGCCGAAGGCATGGCGGCCATCAACGCTCAGATCGATGAGCGCTACGACAAGGAATACGGCCTCATCCAGCTGATTGAGGATGAAACCGAGCGCCAGAAGGCGCTGGAAGATCTGAATTCACGTTACAATGAGGAGCGGAAAGCTGCGGCGCAGGAATATGCCGAAACGCTCTCTTCCATTGTCATGCCTGTTTGGAACCAGCCGGAAATCCAGCAGGCCAGTCAGCAGATGGACGAACTCTTCACGAAGCTGCGCGAATACAGCATGGCCAGCGAAAGCGAGAAGCCCGCGCTGCTGGCGGATCTGCAGGCACTTTCTGCCGGTATGGACGAAGGCGCGCTGACGGAATATCTCTCCCTGATGACGCAGATTCAGTCCCTGCTGGACAGCGGCATGAGCGAAGCCGAAGTACAGGCGCTGTTCCCGGACATCGACTTTTCTTCGCAGCTGGATCAGTTCGCGGGAATCGTCAGCTATCTGGATCTCATCAAGACCGACCTGCCCGGCTTGTACAGCATGTTCGGTGAAGCGCTGCCCGAAGAGGTGCTGAAGATCGCCACCGACCTCGATATGACCGGTGCACAGGCACGATGGGATGAATTCGCTGCCAACCCCGGCGCGATTACCACCGAAGCCATTATTACCGGGCTGTCTACCGGCGATCAGCAGGTGAAAGTGGATGCGTTCATTTCCTCTTATACAGAGGTGCCGGAAGGCGCCAGCACTGCATCCCTCACACCAAAGGGACTGATTGCCTACGTTGAAAAGTACGCAGAGGTTACGGGCCGCGCAGACGTGAGTGGGTTGACACCCGAAATCGCGGAGTGTCTGGTGGCGGGCTATAAAGAGCTGGCTTCCGGGGCGGATGTGTCCCTGCTGAAGCCGGATGAGATCGTCGCTTATGTTTCGCAATACGCTGAACAGCAGGACGTGGATATTTCCGGTCTTTCGCCTGAAGGACTCACAGCTTTCGTTATGGCTTATGAGGAAGCGGCAGGCGGCGCGCTTACAACGGCGCTGACCCCGGATGACGTAACTGCCATGGTGGCGAAATACCTGCAGGCGGAGAACGTCGACCTCTCGGCGCTCACGCCGGATCAGATCGAGGCCATCGTCAGCCGGTATGCCGAGGCGACGGGCTGCGATAAATCCCAGCTGCTTCCGTCCTTTACCGCCTATATCACGGAGTATAAAGAGGCGGAGGGCGTGAGCGTTCCCAAGCCGAAAACACAGGTCATTATCACCGGTTATGATTATCTGGCATACCGGCAGCTTCAGAATAATCCTGATCTGACGCTTGAACTGCCTGTGCGTCTGGGCGAGCTGCCTGACGGTGAACTGGACAAGCTGATGTCAGACGGCAAAGTGAAATTCTGGAAAGACGGCGTGGAAGTGCCCATTGAGGCGGTGCCGGATGGAACCATTGATGCGAGTACTGTGGCCAGTCTGGATCAGGACGGCACGCTGCACATTCTGATTACGCCTGAAATCACAGGCACCAAGGAAGCTATAGACGCGCTTTCGCCTGTAGTCGATGAAACCTACAAGCTGGGCGGTTCGTGGCAGGAGGCATGGGCAGGCATTATGCCTACCACGACCATGGATATGGTGGACAGCGCGCTGGGGCGCATTCAGTCCTATCAGGAAACCCTGGATTACAACGCATGGGACAAATTCTGGGCTTCTGTATTTGGTGCAAGCACAGACCTTGGCGTTTTGGATCAGAGCATGAAGTCGGACTTCAATCCTGAGACCGTAGCTGAAATGTCAGCTTACGTTGCTGAGGTGGTCAGTGCCATTCATCAGGGCGTACAGGTGCCGGAAGAGGATCTGAACAATCTGCAGAGCATTCTCGATTTTCTGAACGGACTGGACACGACCGGCACCGGCGCGCACATCCGCGAGGGCATCGCGCAGGGCATGACGGAAGCAGGCTTTGACAGCGACGCGGAAACGGTCGCGTCCAACCTCGAAACCGCGCTGAACACGGCGCTGCAGATTGAATCGCCCTCCAAACGTGTCAAGCCCACCGGCGAGTACGTCGCGGCGGGTGTAGGCGAAGGCATGGGCGGCTATGATTTCTCCGCTGATGCACAGGATACAGCTTCCGGCATTGAATCCGCTTTGCAGACCGCGCTGACGGGCGAAAGCCTGAAAAGTGCCGGTACGGCTGCGGCACAGGGACTCGGAAATGCAATGACCGCCTATCCCATGGCGGATACGGGACGTACTCTTGCCGCGAATATGCGCTCGGCTGTTCAAGCCAGCCTGAATAGAAACACGCTTCGCTCTGCGGGCGTAAACGTCATGGCCGGTCTGAGAGCCGGTATCCTTGCCGGGCGCTCCGGCGTAATCTCCGCTATGCGCTCTGCCGCCCGCGAAGCCGTGAACGCAGCAAAGAAGGAACTGAAAATCAAGAGTCCTTCGCAGGTATTTCGGGATGAAGTGGGCGTGATGACCATGCGCGGATTCGGCGCGGGTGTGCTGAAGGAGAGCAAGGAGCAGGCAAAGGTTATCCGCAACGCTTCCCGCTTTCTCACTGGCGAAGCGCGGGAAGGCTCCATCGTTACCAATAGCAGCGATAACCGCAAAACCTATAACAACAACGTATCCTCCACCATTCAGGTACAGCAGATGGTAGTACGGGATGAACAGGATATCCGCTCGCTGGCGGTTGAGATTGCGACGCTGACCCGCAGGCAGCAGCGCGGAAAGGGGCTGAGAATGGCATGAACGACTGGTTTTCCTGGAACGGGAAAAAGTGTACGGAATACGGCATTCATATGCTGGAACAGCCGCCGATTACCATTCCCGCCGAACGTGCAACGTTTACCAATGTGCCCGGCAGACCGGGCAGTCTGACGACGCTGGAAGGAGACGACGTTTATGACGATATGATCCTGACTGCACAGTGCATGATTTCCGATCCAAGCAATATTCGCACCATCGCTACCTATTTAAAGGGAAGCGGGAAAGTCACCTTCGCCAATCGACCGGGCGGCTTTTATTATGCCCGAATCGTGAATCAGATTCCGTTTGAGAAAATCCTGCGCGGCAATCCGCACCGGTCGTTCGCCGTGAACTTCCGCTGCCAGCCCTTCTGGTACCAGGAAAATGTGCCGGAGATCACCGTAACGACCTCCGGCGCATTCATCACCAACCCCGGCAGCGTTTATTCCGAACCGGTTATCACGGTGTATGGTTCCGGCGAAATTACCCTCATGGTGGGGATGACTATTGTAGAACTGGACGGTATCACGGACAGCATTACGCTGGACACCCCGCTCATGGAAGCCTATAAGGACATGACCGGCATGAATGGATGCATGAGCGGGGACTTTCCAACGCTGCTGCCGGGACAAAATGCCATTAGCTGGACAGGAAACGTGACGAAGATCGTCGTTCAGCCGAATTGGAGGTATCTCGCTTGATCTGTGTATATCCTGCCGACTGCACCGATTTTTCCAATAACGGCCTTGGCGCGGTTACGCCCATGAGCTGCACCGTAACCGAGACTCTGAACGGCGAGTGGGAACTGACGCTGGTGCATGACATTGACGAGCGCGGCAAATGGACGCGGCTTTCGGAAGGCTGCATTCTCCGTGCTCCTGTGCCCGCAGCCATGACTCCCCGCGTCGATCTGGTGACGCAGCAGTACCAGACCAGCACCTACGACGTGCAGATCTATAAGATCACGACCAAGAGCGGGCCGCTGCACCTGCGCTCCGGCACGGGCACGAATTACCGCATCTTGGGCAAGTACAAAAAGGGACGCGAGGTCATTGTGCTGAACAAGACTACGTCCAGCTGGTACGAGGTCACCGCTCCGGAC